GACATTACAGAAGAAGCCTTCGGCATTTGATCGTATCAATGTTCGTAGATTGTTCTTGTGGCTCGAGAAGGCTACATTACAGCTCGTGCGTTACTTCGTGTTTGAACAAAACACCGTATTTACACGAAATCGTTTAAAAGCAGCTATTTCGCCGGTGTTCGACTATGCGAAGAATAATGAAGGGGTTTATGATTACCTAATTGTTTGTGATGAGCGTAATAATACACCAGACGTAATTGATAGAAATGAACTAATAGTAGATATCTATATTAAGCCTGTAAGAGTTGCCGAGTTTATTCTTGTAAACTTTATTGCAACGCGCACAGGACAGGATTTCGAAGAGTTATTATAATAAGCTAAGTGGTGGGGGTAGCAATACCCCTGTCCTAAGTATTTTAAAGGAGATATTATGGGAATGGGAATTGGTGGTTTTTACACACAAGCGGTTTCGAAAGACTTCTCGCGTGATTTTCAAATGAGGGTTATTGAAATTGGTCCTGGTGTTCTTAACGAAAAGGATAACGTTTACATTACAACTACAACTCTACCTGGCTATCAGATTGCTAATCAGCAGGTTCCGTATATGGGACTACAGTTTAACGTTCCTGGCTCAGGTAGTTTTCCTGGTAGTGATGCATGGTCCGTTACGTTTAGATGTGATCAGCAACTAAATATTCGCGAGAAACTAGTAACCTGGCAGAAGTCTATATTTAATTCGTTTCCGGGAACTGAAGAAGAGAGTACCGGAGCGTATGGACCGAAGTACACTGAAAGTGTTGCTAAGGTGACTATTTTTGATCGTGATGGTAAAGAGGCACGAGGTCTTCGTTTAGTTGGTCTTTACCCGGTAACAGTTGGTGAAATCTCTTACGATGCAACTGGTAGCGGTTTACCTGTAACACTAGCAGCAACTCTTGCGTATCAGTGGTGGGAGCCGTATACAACCGGTGGATCTGTAATACCGTAAGTGTTATAGAATTAAAAAGACGGCGCTTTTTGGCGCCGTCTTTTTTTTGCTCTATTGTAATGCTGTTAGGTTGGATTAATAACACCAGCTTTAGAAACTAGCTTTCTATACTCAGTTGTTAATTCATTAGGATCATCGTGACCTGGACCAGCGTTTGCTTCAATGTAGTACCGATTGTATATAAATTCAATTTGTCTTTGTATAACTTTATCTGCTGTATAGTTGTATTCTTCACTATCTATTGTAATCGGGGCACATGCTTCGAGGTTAATAGTTTTTCTCAATTTAAGCGGTGCAGATACTCCATCTTTTTGATAACAAAGTAATTTAATAGGTTTACGTAATTTTTGATACTTTAGGCTTTTAAATCCGAGTGTAATCACCCATGGGCGAAAAAATAAATCTGCGACAGATTGATTAGTCTCTAAAAATGTTACTGTAACATTTGGAAGATCGTTTCTATTTTCACCTATTACACCCTTTAACGCACCGGATTGGTTTACACCTACTCGCGATATGTTTAGACTATCTCCCGGAAAAGTAACACTTTGTGCCAGCATGTAAAATGTATTACCGATAAACCAACTAGATTTATACGTTAGTTTACTGTCGTCAAAAATATCCCATTTGCGTGTGGCTCCTTCATATAAATTTAGATTTTCTCTGCACTCTGTGTCTATTTGAGTCATATCATCTATAGATATTCCTACCAACCACAGTTGAGACAGAGCCAAGCTATTCGATGTTGCCATCAATGAATGGAAGAATTTTTGCTGGACTTTTGTGATATCCTCGATTACTACTGGCATAGTTGTATTTTATCCTTTCTTAAATAATTACTTATACATAAATATTTAAGGAGATAACTATGCCAAATCAAGATAATATTGATAACAAACCAGAGATAATGACAAACATCACGCAGATTCTTAATGCGGTACAGAAGCAGAAGACAACATATGCATCCAATTATTGGGTCCCTTCGTTAGGGCGGGATGTAAGATTCAGTGAACTAAACACATCTCAGCAGAAGAGATTGATCAAATCGATTGTAGACTCTCCAGTCTATAATACCGAATTCATTCAGACTTTTCGTGATATACTACGAGAGAATTGTGTTGAAGATGGAGTTGATATCGATACCCTAACGGTTATTGATAAACTCTTTATTGCGCTAGGTCTACGTATTAGCAGCGTCGGTGGAAGGATTGATCTGGATATTCAACCAGATCCTGAAAAACCATCACAAGCTGTTTCAGTAGATCTTATTAAGTTACATGAAACTGCTAAGTCTACACTATCCTCCATTCAGCCGGTAACATATGAAAACGAGTTATTCGTTATTGAGTGTAATGTACCGACAGTCGGAGCAGAATATACACTAGAGAGAGAATTAAGATTAAACAACGAGAACATTGAGATTGAGACAAATAAAGCACTACGAGATACAATAGGTGAAGCTTTTATTGATGAAATAGTTAAATATATTTCTAATGTGTCGGTGAAGACTGACGGAACAGTAACACCAGTTTCATGGAATAAGTTTAATTTTAAAGACCGTATTACGGTTGTAGAATCATTTAATACTGCTCTATTAAAGGAGATTGTTGGATATATCAACAAAGTTAAAGAAGAATCTAACAAGATTGAAGTAGTTAAGTTCCAATTTGAAGGTAAAGAATATGATAGGAGGTTGACAATAGACGGAAGTTTTTTTATGATTTCCTCAAATTAATTTTCAATGAAAACATTTTTAGTGTTTATCATGAAATTTATCATTTGACAAGAGATCTTGGATTTACTCCTGAGTATGTCGAATCTATTCCTCCTATTGAGCGTACGATCTACTGGCAGTACCATATTGAGGTAGAAATGAAGAAGCAACAAGAGACAAAGGGGGAGACGACGTATAACGCTATGTCTCCAGATCTACCGGTAGATAGAATGAAAAGAGATGGATTAATAAATGCCTAATGAATTTGAGAGTTTAAACCAAGTACAGCAAACCATTGCAGGGACGAGTGTAGAGCGAACATCTATCACAGCTAGTGATATTATCGAACTACTTAACTCGTCCCTGCAGCAGGGTGAGCCTTTTGCTAGTGAATTTACGGAGCGAGTAATTAAACCACTTGCAAAGAAAATTGAAAGTAAAATAAATGTCTCATCTATAAAAGTAGACGGTGCGAGTATTGGTGAATATATTACTGAAACTCTCAAAACAGGAAGTGAAGACGCTGTAAAGAGTGGATCTAAAAAATTAGCTGATCAGTTTAAAGATATTGATTTTTCGAAATCTTTAAAAGACATAGATCTATCAAAATCGTTTGAAAAACTCGACCTACAATTAAAACCAGTATTGGATTTGAAGAATCTTGATTTAAACAAAATACTTGGAGCACAAGCAGAAGCAGCTGATAAAAATCAGATGAGCGATCTTCGTAGCAAGTTTTTATCTTCAATTGGTGAGCATGTCGATGATATAGTACAGCAGATAGGTGAAAAAGGAACATTTAATATATCCTCTCTTTTTGGTTCAGATCCAAAAACAGATATACTGACTACGTGGCGATACAACCGAATGGTTTCGAAGTTATATAAAGAGATATCAACACATTCTGACGATTTGGTTAAAAACATAGCGGAATCTACAAAAACGAAAGAACAAGGGCTACCACTCTCGTCTCTTTTTGGTGTCGATGTAAAAACCAGTCTATGGACTCAGCATAAATTTAATCAGGTGCAGAGGAAACTTCTAGGCGCTATATCTACTCATACTGATGCGCTAGTAAAGCAAACTATGGAAGGTGGAGTCAAGCTGGACTTAGCAGGAATACTAGGTGCACCACCTACAAGAGATCCAATTACATGGTGGAAGTTTAATCGCTTACAGAAGAGTTTACTTAAGAGCCTTGAAGAGCATGTCTCTGGATTGAAGCAAGCTGGTAAAGTAACTGAACGCGAAATTACGATGGGATCTATTTTTGGTGAGATTCCGTCAATGGGATTTCTTAATCGTATGCGGTTTAGAAGAATACAAAAGATACTATTAAAGAATTTAGAAGAAAAAGCAAGAGATAAAGTAGACTTAAATTTAGGTGATAATCAATTAGTAGGTAAGAAGAGTAAGCCAAGTAAAAAGGAGTTTTCATCACTACTCGAAAGTGAGAATAAGGTTACTGTTGCTGGATTTACAAAAGCTGCATTAGCTAGTTTAGCGACAATAGTTCCCGGTGCAGCTGCAATGGCAGCACCGGTTGCGAATAAGGCTAAAGATTCCGGTCTCATAAGTGGACTACTCGGTAAGAGTAAGTTCATGGCAGCTATAACTCCACTATTAGGGGGAGCAGCTGTAATTCTTGGTGGTCTTGCTGCACTCGTTGGTGGTCTTGCAACAGGTGGAGTGGAAAAAGGAGCACTAAAGATAATAGGTAAGGGTGGTCTTGCCGTCGGTCTAAAAATGATCGGCAAAAAGATTGGGAAGACTTTAATTGCAAAAGGGCTAAAACGTATACCGGTAGTCGGTGGACTTATTAGTTTCGCTTTTGCTATTGATCGTTTCCGGCGCGGTGATATTATTGGTGGTATAGTAGATGTAGTGAGTGGATTAGTTGGTTTCTTAGATTTAGTAGTACCTGGTCTGGGTACTGTTTTGTCTCTTGGTGTTGATATGTTCTCTGCATTTCTTGATGCAAAAACTGGTGGAGCTTCTGCAGAGTCTAGTAAAAAGAAAGCAGGTATCTTTAAGTCAATCGGTAAGTGGATTTGGGATAAACTTAAAAAGACTATTCGGTATGTGCCTGTTATAGGAACAATTATTCGCTTAGGTGAATCCCTAGGTGAAATGAAGAAGGGTAATATTGTACAAGGGTTGCTTTCGTTTGCAGCAGCGTTTGCTGTTGGAATGCCAGGGATAGGTACTGCTGTTGCGTTTGCAGTTGATATGTTTAATAGTAAGCAAGAGAAAGAAGAAGCAACTGCAAAGGCTGAAGGTAAGCAGACGATCATGGGCAAGTTTAACAGCTGGTTAATTGAGAAGGTTAAGAAGATGACGCTGTTTAAGATTGGTGCTGGTTTGATGAAGGTGTTTAAGGGTGATATAAAGGGTGGTCTCTGGGATATAGCAAAGGCTATTGGATCATTGCCGGTGATAGGTAAACCTTTTATGCATCTTGTCACGTGGGCGTTTGGTGACCCACCACCTGATGATGAACCAGAGGCTGTAAAGGGAGTGTCACTCTTTCAAACAATAAAAGATACCTTAAAGCGTAAGTTAATTGCTTCATTTAAAAAATCCCCGAAATGGCTTCGCTGGGCTATGAAGCGTGTTCCAGGTCTCAGTGGGTTACTAAAGGACGAGGAAGATATTGATCTACCTGATGGCGATACAAGTGAAGCAGAAGAAGCTACACCTACAAGACAGAAATCCCCTCCGCTAACTGGATCTCTTGCAAGACAATCTAATGAAACTGAAGATCAATATACAGAACGACTAAGAAAGCTTCGTCTAGAGCGTAACGAGAAACAGCGTCAACTAAGCGCTTCTCAATCTGCTGGAGAAAAATTAACTGATTATACAAATAGACTAGAAGAGCAAAATGCTACTCAAAATGCATTACCTTCTACTAAGCCAGTTGATAAGCAACCAGAACCTCAACATACACCTGATGTAGCTATTACCCGTTCATTTAAGAAACCTGAATTCGAAGGAGCTGAAGGTCAGCTACCATCTGCAAAGGCACCAGTTTTCAAAGTAGAATTGAGTAAGGATGATCAAAAAGAAAGTCGAGATGTAAGAGATGAAAATCTTGCCTTAAGACGTGAGATCAGAAAGTTAACAGAAATGGTAGGTAATGTAATGAATCTACAAAATACTCAAATGGCTGAGAAACAGCAGCCTTTAGTTGGTTCGACGGATAATTTACCTTCAACTGATTCGGGGGGTAGAGATCCGGCATATCTACTTCGTGCTCGCGTTTGGGACAGGTTGCGATCTGGGGTGTTAATTACTTAAGGAGTATAATGGCAAGTTTTGACTATAGAAAAAAAGATATAATTTGGACGGCATCTGATTATGATGTTGGTCAGGCAAACAAAGAGTTCCCATATATTGAATTAGTAGAATGGGAGCCAACATTTAGCGGTACATTAGAAGCCATTACTTACTGGCTCCAGCGAGCCTTTGGAGAACCAGGAGAGGTATACAAGGGATTATATGTTGGTAAACCAACAAAAAATACGTACGTTTTACCGTTCTTTATGGATACCCACCATCAGATAGGACAGAACTGGGAGGAAAATCAAGCTCCTCTTGGACAGTGGGTAAAGGACCAAGGTTCAAAAGCTATGGGAGGAGTACGTACGATTTATCCAGCGGTAGGTATTTTATATCCAAAGACATACAAAGGGATGAGTGAATACAGATACGATGTAAGTTTTCATTTAATTAATACAACAGGTGGAAGTGAAGAGGAGGCTATACAGAATATAAAAAAGAATAGAGCCTTTCTAGAACAATTTATTAAAATGAATTTGCATGTACAGCATACTCCATTAACTGTTACACCGCCGTGTATATACGAAGCATTGATACCGGGTGTACGATGGTCTCCAGCCTGTGTAGTAGCTAATCTCTCTGTGTCGAATAAGGGAACGCTTAATAGAATGCCGGGCATTGGCGGCGGTACTTACATAGTACCTGACGCATGGGAGGTGCAAATTCAATTCAGAGAACTGCTTAATGAAAGTCGTAGTATATACAGCGAGGCGATTAGGGACGGTGTTGGTAATGTCGGTGGTATGAATGTAAGAGTCGTACAGGACGAGAAAGAAGTAGGCGGTAAACGAGTTGCACAGCTTAGAAAGCTAGGGGAAACAGTAGGAGGAGTATTTAAATAATGAAACATAATGAAGTACCGGGTATATCATTAAAGCTTACCCCACAGAACTATGAGAATATTTTTAATGTTTATGAAGATGAACAAAACGGGTGGTATTATTATGATTTGCTTAAGAAAGTTAATTTTCCAGATGAGCTTAATCCTAACATTTACTCGATTTATATTGTCAGGAGTGGTGATATTTGGCCGATGCTTGCTTGGAGATTTTACCGTAATGTAAAGATGTGGTGGGCTATATGTGCAGTCAATGGTATCGAGAATCCAATAGTAATGCCTGCTGTAGGTACCGAATTAAAAATTCTTAATAATATTACTATACGTAGTATTTTGAACCAGCTTAAAGGATAATAATGCCGAATAATCCGTATACTAGTTATCCACCAATTGACGGGGAGAACAAACCTCTTACTCGTCTACCGAATGGATCGTATGTACCACGAACTCGAACTGGAATAAATGCAGACATACTCTCTCAATTAACAAATAATGGTCAAGATACGAGAGCTTTGCTCGAAGCAAATAATCTTGAAGACTTAATTAATAACGCTGCTAATCCAGAGCAGGCGCGCGCGGCGGTTGAAAGTATGTTTCCTGGTGGCATTGGAAATGGTATTCCGTCGTTTCCTGGTAGTAATTTAACAACTCAAGTTATAACTACAGGTGGGCAGCATAGCGGAGGATCCAATGGTAGCACTGATGAAGGATTGAACGCAGCTGTTACACCTGATTCAAGAATGCTAGCTCAACAATTATGGAACATTAAGGTTGTGTTTTATAATCATTCGTATCGTTACGAGCTTGCTCCTCATTCTATACAGTTGCTAGAAATAGAAGAAGACTGTCTATCGTGGCCTACTCGCGGATCAATAACAGTTGATAATCGTATGGAGGGATTTGAACGATCTCAAAATGATGTATTTTATCATATTAGAGGAGATGCACGAGATGAAATTTTTATAGAAATATGGCCCACTACTAAGGATGGAGATATGCAACCAGAGCGGATATGGAAAATAAAATTTCATGGTGTTATTTATGATACAGAGGACCTGCTAAATAAAAATAAGGAGACAAAGGTAAAGAAGTTTTACTTCTGGGATAAAAAATTCCAAATGATGCAGGAGAAGGTATTGGAGTGGAGCTCTGCAACCGGACCGAGGCGATCGTGGTTTAAGAATCCGAATTATCCTCCTGAACCGATTGCACATGCTTCTGATGAAGAGCGTGCAATGTACACTGGAGATGCAATTGCTTCGTTATTGATTGCCGCAGGATATGAAAAGGATATTGAAGTACAAACAGATCCAAAAACAGGAAAACAAACAGCTATAAATTGGGATCCCGGTGCTGGAAAAATTCTATTTAATACTAAATCCAATATGACAGTACAAGAATGTTTAGATTATGTAGAGCAATATCATATTAGTAGCAATGGATATGATGATTGTAACCTTTGGTTGGATCGAGGGGACGAGAAATTTACGCTTATTCCGAGGTGGAAGTATTATGAGGCAGCTGGTAAAGTTAAGCCGGGGCCTAATCAAAGAGAGCATTTGTTTTTTGAAGATAGAGCAGAGGGTGCAGATCAAGTCGCTTCTGTAAGCCCGTTTAAAGCGCCGTACAGTGATGATGCAAGTACTGAAGTCGATATTAAAGCTGGGGATTATAATAGTATAATGGCTTATAGATTCTGTCAATCAGCGGGACTGGATAATGCCAAGGCATATACAACTAGGCCTGTTTATTCACACTGGCATAAAGGAAAGCAGTTTCAAGTTGATGTAAAGGAAAACGAAATACAAACTGTAAAGCAATATTTTAAAACTCATTATGTTGAAAAGTTACTTGGAAACGATTATCCTGTTATGTGTCTAAACAAAACTAAAATAGAGGAATATGCTATTACACCTGTATTTTCACCTGTATCAACCCTTGATCCGATTGAAGATAGATTAGTACGAGGGTCTGCCGGTCGTATAAAAACACTATATGGTGGTGTTTATTTAAATCAGACCTTGGCTGTTCGCCTGCAAGGATCAACACACAGAAGTGCCGGTACGTTTATCGGGGTAGATAGATTAACAGAAGATAGTGATACTAATTATGATTATCAGATTTGTGGTCAATATTTCGTAACGAATGTAAAGCATATTATTCATCAACAAGAGTATGTTAATGATCTTGTAATGGTAAAAGTACACGCATATGATGCACTAAAGAATAAAGAGGATATTTACTAATGGCATGTGAACCAGATATAACTAATGAAGAGTGGACAACCTTATATACAAATATTAGTACATGGGTATATAAGCCTATAGCACCACAAACTATTGTCTATAGTGTTTGCGATTTTTTAGATATCTCTAAAACTATTCCAGTCACTTCTACTAATTGGTGTTTGTTAACTTGTATTTCTTCTTGTCTTTTTTATAATACAATATTTTATGCTGGTACTGGATTTGAAATTAATCAGCCATCAACTCTTTTTTGTATAACATCTTGTTATGAATTCGAAGAAGAGGATGCCCCCGCTACTACAGGTAGTTCTGCTGGTGGTGGTGGAAGCGATGCAGTTGATGATCTCAAAAAAGAGCTTGATAACATAAAGGTTAGTTTTGCAAGAGAAAAGGACGATTTTGATTTCTCTCTTGAACAAACAATTCTTTGGTATGAAGATATTATTGATCGAGATATTATAGCACTTGGAATTGTTGTTGCCTCTTACGCATTATGGATCATGCATCTTATAGAGCATTTTGGTGAAATTAATATCGCATTAGGTATTGAAGGTATCGGTGAACTAATTGAATGTTTAGTGACTCTTTTAAAAGCTATTACAATGGGGGCAGAAGCCGCTAACTCTTCTATACAAGCATCTATCGTTAATACAGGACTAGGTGAAGCTGCTGGTGTTGTACATCTACATGATAATGTAGCCCGCGCGGCTGCGTCTGCTATTGATGCAGCATCTGATGCTGTTGGTAAGCTTTTGAATCAGTTTCAGGTGCCGGTTCTTGTACAGCTACTGGTGGTAATATTTGGGGTCATTTTGGTGATATTCTATTCGATTTAAAACGATTATCTTTTTCGCTTGGTTCGTTAGCAGCACAAATTTTACAGCATATTCTTATTCTTTATCACACATACAAAAGAATTGAAGAAGCAATAGAGAACACCAAAAATGCTTTCAAAAATCTTAAATTTTATGCAGATCTTGAGATAACATTTAAAGAGAAGGAAATCGATTTCCGTGAATTATTTAACGGAGAAGTCGAGCCAACATTGAGAGATAGATATAAATTCCCAGATTTTACACCTACATTGGATACTCGTTCCGGTACTCGAGCTGATGGACTACAACTAACTATTTAAGGATATATATATGAGCACACAACCTAACGTAAGAATATACCAACGATCCACTGAAGATGTTAAGGCGAATGGATTTGTAGATTTACTAGCTGTACCGAGAGCAGGTACTAATAGCACCACTGATGCTGCTTACATTCAGATGATAAGAGCCCAACCGTTGCCTAATGATATTCAGCTATATTCATTTTCGGATGTAAGCGACGAAATAGAATACATGGTTAAATTGCTCGGCGCGGCATGTCAAGAAGACTCTATTGATGAGGCTAAAGCTGTTATAGATCAAATTCATGAAAAACTAAACTCTAAAGAACCACCATTAGTTAGAAGCTGGGTAAATCAAATAAAAGGACTACACCCTAAGATCGATCAATATATTGAGAATAAGAAAGCGTACTTTAAGAATCCATTTTCGGAGGTTATGGGTACTAACACAATCCTCTATTATGCGGATACTAGTAGTATTGATATTTGGTATTGGGGTAAGAATCCAACATTTAAAAATAGTCGAATGGAGTGGTTTTTAACTCCTTGGCCTTCTCCATCATATATAAGAGAAAGTATGCGTCAAAAACTGCCGGATGAAGCAGTTGAATATATGATGAATGCTCAGCATGTAACGACAAAACTCATGAGACGTAACGTCATTTTCGATTCACTTTTAACTACAGAGGATGGTACCGGAGCACCAACGACTCAAGTGAGACCAATCGATCATAAAATTGCTCATGGTGCAGCTCTTAATAATGATTGGTACCATCAAAATTATCGCATACTCGATGGGGAACGCAATAAGTATTGGGGTAAACACGATGCTATTTATAAGTTAGATGAGCCAGATCCTGGTGGATACTTTGTACATGTTCTGGTTAATCATCTGACACCACTAGTGCCGTTTAAGCAAGCGAATGATGACAGAATTAAATGGGAAGCACCGCTAGGAGTTGAAGAGACGTTTCCGCGTAATGATGCGAATAGCGTGACGTATACAGGAAACAATGGACAGAAAATTAATCCAGTTTCAGGTAGAGTAAACGATAAAGTTCTTAAACCAGAATCTGTAGAGTTACCAGAACAGTTATTTAAATAACGGAGACAATATGACCGGTGAGAGATACTATGGAAATTATTTAGGTATTGTTGTACAAAACAATGATCCTGAAAAGCGCGGTAGAGTGAAGGTTTATGTACCACATATTACTGCTGCTGTGTATGAAAACTGGAATAAAGAATTTGCAACTGCTAAAGACAAATTGTTTACTTTTACAGATAAAGAAACTAATCCAGATCTAGATAACATCCTATCTCAATTGAAGCAAATGTTGCCTTGGGCAGAACAAGCATCTCCTCTTTTTGGTGGTAGTGCTACTGGTCGATATAATGCCTTTACAAAAAAGGGTACAACATCTGATTCAAACTATTGGGATGGTAATACCTACAAAGAAGGTTTCAGACCGTTACAGAACTATGTCGGTGAGAATAGAGTACAAGATGCATTCACAAGAACAGATGCGAGCACAAACCAGTGTGTAAATCCAAACGGATTTCAATATTCACCATCTGACTACTCGAATTTATCTCGAGGTGAATTTACTATTCCAAATGTTGGTGCTCATGTATGGGTATTTTTTATTGAAGGTGATGCTAATTATCCTGTTGTATGGGCAGCATCACATGGTCAAGATGACTGGAAAAGAATTTTTAGTTTAGATAAAGAAGATCAAGAACTAAAAGATTTTGTTTCAACAGATTACCCTAGTTCATTTGAGAACTTAGCCTCAGATGAATCAGATGGTAACATTGATCATAATATAAAAACATTTCGATCAAAGCACGTACTTAATTCAAACAAACATACAATTGAAGTTGTTGATACAGATCTTGCTGAACTACTAAAATTTACTCACTACAGTGGTTCTTTTCTCGAGTTTAATAATTCAACAACATCCAGATTTGCATCACATAATGACCAAACACTTGTACTTGGTGATCAATTTTTAACGGTTCGTAAAAATCAAGCAATCTATGTTGCAAACTATCAAGAAAATATAATCATGGGTGATCGTGTAACTAAGCTCGGAAATTTTGCAGTTCGTCGCGATCTAGCATCTCGAGTGTTGAATATACTTCGCGATACTCACAAATACAAAAGATTGTTTGAAATCATGCGCACAAAGAAGGACGCTATTCATACCTCAGAGCTTCAAGAGATGGACGGTACTTTTGCAAAATGTCCTGTATGTGGTGGATCTGGAGAGAAATTTGATAAACCTTGTAGAACTTGCGATGGATCTGGATTCAGTCCTTCGACTCAATGGGGAATATGGGCGGAAGATAAATATAAATGGGACCCAGCAGGCTTAATTATTAATGAATTTACCAGTACTGAGGATGATGATGGAAGTCATTTTAAACTGAAAGATTACGATTGTATGGTTATCGATAAAGTAATACGTGATAACCAAAAAAAGATAACTGATTTAATGCATGAATCAAAATTCGGTAACGGTGGTGATGATATAGTTTTAATTACCGGAAATAGAACGACAACTATTGGTACTGTTTTTAATGATCTCGAAAGCTATCGCGTTGATCCGATAGGTAAAATCCGAAACGAAGGAACCGCTATAGCTACCAAAGGAACGTATGTTACAATGGCTGAAAGCCCTCTAGTAGAATACGTGGACGTTGATTCTGTCCCAGGTGGAGATTGGGACGTTGTCGTTGGTAATAAATATAGATTGAACGTCGGAAGCAAAGGGATCCACATCAAGACTACAGGGCCAATCGATATGTACGGCACTCTCGTTAATATCTATGGCGAAGGCATGTACATATCTGCTTCCCAGGAATTACTAATCGATGGTGGTAGGCGCCTTGAAATAAGAGCAGACATCATTGATATTAAACCATCGAATGCTATGCGTAAAGAGGTGTTACTCGATGGTAACGCTGGAGTAGCCGGTAATTTGATGGTGCTTGGTGGTACTCACGTAGAAGGTGAACTATCGTATCTTCACGCTACTACACCAAAGCAACAATATCTAACAGAGACGGGATGGGGACCTGTAGCACATACTCATCGATTTTTTGCCCCACCGTGGACGTTAATGGATGAATGTGGTGATGTGAGAGATGCAGCAGATGCATTAAATGAGCACTTTCCTGCAAAGAACGAGAAGTGCCATGGTTACTGGATTCCAGGTTAATCGTCATCATCCATTCGAGCGTCTGCGAGCATTCGAATTAAACAATCACGTGATAACTCTTTTAGCGCATCATACCCTTTTGGTGATGGTGCATATCTAACAACTATACGACGCTCATCAGGAGTATGACCGATGATAATAAAATCGTCTAGAAACTCCCCAACAGTAGCTTGTAGTGCATCGATGTCATCGTTATATTCACGAAGCTCTTGTTGAATTATTTCATTATATCGATTATAGCCGCTTTTTAAAGCGTCGTTTATAAATTGTAAATCAGCACTCAGTTTATCTTGAGATTGTTCACTTTCCTTAGAATGTTTAGTTTTTGAACTAGCTCTAGGTTTTCTTGGTTTTTTAGGACTATCTGAATTTTCCGTTGTCATGTATATATTTAATTAACACACAAAAAAAGCCCGGTAAAAAATACCGGGCTTTTTTTAATTATTCTGAATCTAATTATCTTCTGTCATAAGATGGAGCTCTTCTACTATCATACGGAGTATCTCTCCTGTTATCATAGCTCGGTCTCCTGTTGTCTTGAGGTGCGCTTTGTGTGCCATCGTACACAGGTGCTTTATTGTTAATGCCAAACTTAACGAGATATGTTATAAATACCTCAATTGAATTCGTCTTGATCTTTACTCTCCCGGGCTTGATAAATTGACCACCGTCGTAAATCTCAAAATAAGATTCACCTACTTCGGGATCATTGAGATAACACGTACAGAAAACACTCGCACTATGAGGATCAATAACGACTGACCATATTCGTGGATCTAGTTGTGTATATCCTCGATATAGATCATCAACTATATATCCACTATCACGTAGACGCTTTTTGAAGTAGCCGAGTGTTGTTAGTTTATTGGCCATTTGGTCTCCTTTTGTTATTTGACGTAAGCGGGAATGAGATAACTCGTTTCACTTACATCGGTCGTTATTTTGAACTCGATTAACTTATATGTATTGTTAATCTTTACCTGTATACTATCTGGCCGTAAGCCGGATAACAATCTTAACACCTCGACACTAAATGGTAGAGGCGTTGTTAAATCTTCACCGATAATATTATCAGTTACAATAAATGTAATGCTGTCAATATCTTGTGTAGTCTTATCAGTCAACTCAGCGTGTATATTACCGTCTTTTGAGAAAAAGTATATCTTGTTTGTTTCAGTAGCAAAAATACTACCCTTTAATATCTCACTAAGCTTCTCACCAGTAAGTTTGAATTCACTATCAAATTTAAGACTCTTCAATTTATCAAGACTGATCTGACATTTTCTTATTACATTTTCATTAACTAAATGAAGTTTAAATGATAAGTTTGGTGAGCTATATTTTAATACGCTGGCGTTTGCATCAACTGTTAAATCTATGATTGCAGAATCTACACAATCAAACACTCTGCTCAGCTTTCGGATATCTTTTACATTTAAAACAAACTCTTCAGTTAAACTTGTTTGTGTTTGAAGTTTAGTATAAAGAATTATGTTACCTGCAAGATCATTCACGAGAGCGTAAATTTCATTTCCTGATAGATGTATACTACACTCTTCAGTGAGTCTACTTATTGGATTTAGAAATTTATGAACTATAGCGTCTTTATCAATAGTTATAATCATTTAGTATTCTTTCTGATTAATTGTTCAACATCATCTGCAGTTATGGCTGAATTACGACCATTACGTGCACGCGAATTTTGCACACTTTGCTTCCTTAAAACCGCAACAACTTTCTTTTTAAAGGTTTCAAACTCATTCTCTAGTGTCGTCAGTTTCGTCTTCGTTTCCGATAAGTCTTGTCGAAGTTTTACCAAGGACGCAGAGATCTGTTCCGGTGTTACTGGTGTCCTTGCTGCCTCGGCTTTTTCGTGCATTTGTTTTAGAATCATTTTTTGAGTACTTTCTTTTTCTAGTATTTTGCTCAATCTGTAATAGAGTCTTTTTTATAATCTCGAGATTGAACGATTGTTTTTCAAGTATATCAAATAGTTTTTTCATTACTGGAACATCTTTTTCAAGTTTATCTATAAATGAAAACTCCAGTTGAGGATCATATACCTTTTCGGGTGGAGGGGGTGGAAGGTAAGGTATATGATCCCCAACGTTCGGAGTAGGGATGTATTGATCTGGTCGAGGTATAGGAAGATTAGGTGAAGCAGGTGGTGCACTTGTACGCGCAGGTAAGCTGCGATCTAATTCGTGAATGCTATTTTCATTTACTAGCTGTTGTGCAAGATCTACATTCTGATGGGTTGCCCCTTCATATAATCTTCTAGGATCCAATTTATTCGCTTTCAGCCTCATTTTACTATCATTATCACAGTACGCATCAATAGTATTCATATTAGTGGATACAAACGATGCTAAGGCTCCTAGAGCATCTAGATCTTCTTTTTGCTTTTTTCTCTTCGCTAACTCTTCAGGACTCATTACATTAACCTTTGATGTTTCTTCATGTTGTCAATAAAGCTAAAGAACTCTTGTCTACATGATACTTCGTCTTGAAAACAGCCAGATAATTTGCTCGTTTTCATCTCACAACCGTCATGCTTAATACCGCGAAGACACGCACAAGTATGAGTACAGCTAACAACAACTGCAACTCCTTGATTATCATCGCATGTACTGTTTATGGAGTCGTATATCTGCATAGTCAAGCTCTCTTGAATTTGCGGACGACGACTATAAAACTCAACCAGTCTATTCAATTTACTTAGTCCAATAACTGTACCTGTAATTGA